AAGCCAGCGGTCGATGCCGTAGGCATGGCGCTATCTATTGCTAGTCAGCAGTCAAATCAAAGAGCAAAGGCAATGGAAAGCCAGCAACAGCCTCAATCAATGCAACAGGCGTCCCAAAGTAACAACGACTTTAATGACTTTAAAAGCTGGGACTCTGCAACAAAACAGACTCAGATTGCACAGGAGCTAGTCCAGCAAATACAGCAACAGCAGTCAAACAACATGGTAGCTGTGGAGCTAGCACCCCCATCTCAAGAGCAGTTTGAAGATGACTTCAATGATGCCTTGGCTGCAGGGCAGAGTGTGGGTCAGTTTTTAAGTTCACAACCGCCGGACTTTAGTCGCTTTGAGATTGATGAGCCAACCGTTCAAGAGCAGTTTGTGGTGAGAAAAGCCACAGTAGCTTTAAAGACCATGAGTGAGGTGCAGGTCAGTAATAGCGTAGATCAACAGTTAGAGACGCTGTCGAATACAGGCGGGTTTACAGACCAAAGTGTTGCGGTGTTTTTAATATCCAGCAACCCTGCGTTCGATCAATATCAAGATGTGAACCTTTCTGATCGTGACGAGTTCTACAAAAGCAAACAGGTCTACCCAAAGAACGCCCCACGGGTTGATCCCTTTGGCGTGCTGAGATTGGGTGGGTCAGAGACATTCAATGATCTGGTGGACATACAATGGCAGAGGTAGAGTTTGCAGGTCTAAAGGTTTCGGGAGGCAAATTGCTTCTCGCCATACCTTTTGCGGGCAGTGTCATAGCTGCTATGTGGGGTGGCTTTGAGCTATATCAACGGTTGTTGACGGCAGAGCAGGCCATAACCGAATACGTTTCACCCGATTTTAGTGCCTATGATGAGGCTCTGGCGGTAATCGATACAAAGATGGGTAACGTCGAGTCTCTGACCACTGCGCTAGAGCGTGAGCTAGACCGCCTACAGGCTGATATAGACGTTGTAGAGGCGATTGCTAGAAGCACTGATGATACGGTCGCTGAGGCTACCAGAGAGATGAGAGACGACGTTTACGCCCTTGAGGAGAGGGTGAACGACAGTCTCAGAGAGATAAACAACGAGCTTAGAGTTATGCGTGATGATTTAGAAGAACGCATAGAGCGAATCCTAGATAACCCGCTAAATACAGAAGAGTGAGCTGAAAGATGTTACAAGCATTGTTAGGGCCGGTAGCAGGGTTGGCAAAAACATGGATGAACAATCGCCATGAGCAGTCTCAAGCTAAACATCAGGCAAAGATGGAGGTTATTAGCAACACGGCTACGTGGGAAGAGAAGATGGCTGAGGCGTCTAATGACTCGTGGAAAGACGAGTTTTGGACGATTGTACTCGCAGTCCCACTATTCTGCCTTGGATACTCTGTTGTGGCTGATGATGCCTCTATTGTTGATCGCGTTCGTTACAGCTTTGACGTTCTATCTACTCTGCCTGATTGGTATCAGTACCTTCTTTTTCTCGCAGTCAGCGCCAGCTTCGGAATCCGGGGTGCTGATAAGCTGATGAAGCTGAGGGCCAAGTAATGGCAGAGTTATTTGTTGCATCTGAAGAGCTAGAAGATACAGGCAATGAAATCATTAAGCTGTATAACAAGTATCTGGGCCGCGATCCTTTACAGGGTGGCTTAGATGGCTGGCTTGCGACGGGTCAAAGTATTGAGCAGATTGAGCAAGGCATAGCTAACTCGCCTGAAGCGGCTGTATTTCAAACATTTAACTCAACCATTGGCCGCGATCCGACAATGGAAGAGCGGGACTTTTACGTAAACGTCAACCCTGCACCTATTGAGGTTGTTGAAGAGGTTTTGTCTGGCACGCAAGAAGCACAAGAGTTTCAGACCCAACAACAGCTAGATCAGACAGATATGCTGTCCGACACAACGGCTGATGACACGACGCTTGACGACACGACCGATGTTGTTGTTTCTGACGCGGAGAAAGATACTTTTACGGTTATTACTAGCCGAGCAAAAGGTGATGCCAGCAATCCGTTTGGTGGTAGTGCCACCTCAAATGAAACCTCGCAGCTTGTAGAAATGACTGAGCAGGAACTTCTTCAGGAGTTTGAAGATTCTGGACAGTTACAACAACAGTTTGGCTCATTTGATAACTACATGGGCTATATAAATGACTCTCAAGAGTGGGTTCAGTCAGCCGATTGGATGCTTGCTAACCCCGAATATCGACCCAGTGATATAGAGTTTGCTGTTATTGAGGGGGAAGACCTTGGATATGCGCCGGGTCAGAAAGAAGAAGTTCAACAAGGCATAACTCAAGACATTAAGAATGCTCGTCAAAGTGGTTATCAGCAGTGGATGAATGAAGGTGCTGATATACTTCAAAAGTGGGGCATCCGGGACACTATTTATAACGACGATGGCGATCAGTTTAAGTGGACTGGTTCTGGCTATCAGAAAACCTACAAAGTTGATGACTCATTTGATACCGCAGGTTTTGTTAAAGGGTTGATTGTTTCTGCCGCTACGGCTGGTGTTGGTGCAGCTATAGCGCCTGTTGTTGCTCAATCTTTACAAATTAGCAATACGCTAGCAAAAACTATTGTAAATACAGCTTTAAATGCCGCTACAGGGCAAGACGTTTCTGTTTCTGATGGATTTTCACTGGCCTTAAACAGCCTTGTTCCCGGCGCTGGCGACATTGTTGATTCTGATGTTGCTGGTGCAGTTGGTGCTGCCATACAAGATTACGTTACTAACCCTGACAACTATGAAGAAAATGAAGTAGGGCAGATCGTCTGGAATACAACGGGTGGCACTGATGAAATGGGCAACCCAGTAATTAATATTCCCGATTTCCAAGCTATTGTTGACGCTAACAAAGAGGCTGGAGGCGGTGGCGATGCAGCTGCAGGCGCTAACGCAAGTGTTGATGGAGCCGATGGAGGTGATGCAGGCGCGGCTGACCCTGCAACGACCGTAACGGTTGATCCTTCTGCTGGTGCTACTACCACCACAACGCAGGGCCAGTATGAATACATTGGCAATGGTCAGTTTAAAGACAGAATTGATGGCGACATTTTTCAAATCCCCGGCGATTGGGAGTCTGTGGTGTCAGATCAAGGCATAGGTACTGGTGATTTTGTTGGTGAGCAAGTACTAGTAGACGCTAATGTTAGAGGCGTAGAAGCACCTATAGAGGGTACTGGCGTAGCAACAGAAGGCACTGCAGCTACAGAAAAGACCGATTTAGTAAAAGCCGCTGAGTGGATCTTGGTAAACCTGCCCAACTACGGCGACATGACAGAGGTTGAGATAAACAAGGCCCTAGAGGGTGCTGGTCTTGAGCCTGTTGATATGAACAACGATGGCACTATTAGCTCTAAATCAGAGGCGAATGCGGATAGCGACAAAGCGTCAACTGTAACTGTCACTGGTAGTAACGGTAATGACACCCTTACCGGGGGTAATGGGAATGACACTTTAGTCGGTGGCGATGGCAACGATACTTTAAATGGCGGTGACGGCAACGATACCCTAAAAGATGGTAACGGAAACGACACTCTGGAAGGTGGCAATGGCAACGATACTGTTACTGTAATTGGTGGCAATGGCAATGACACTGTTGTAGATGTTGTTAGCAATGGCGTTACTGGAGTTACTGTCGGAAATGGCAAAGGCCCCGGTGATGGCCCCGGTGATGGCCCTAGTGATAATGGTGGTGACGGCCTAGACGGAACCGGAATGCTGACGGCATTAGCCACACTGCCAGCTATGGTTGCACAGCCTTTTGAGCGTTTGACACAGCGGTCTATCCGATTTGATGCTCCGACTATTCAGCCAGTGCAGATAGCACCCACGGACGCAAGAAAAGAACTAGATAATCAGTTGGCAAGATTATTGAATGACCCTCAAAGCCAGCGTAAACAGTCTTTATTTGGAGGGCTTGTTTGATGACATATTTGAACTTGGTAAATAACGTATTGCGGCGTCTTAGAGAGGACGAAGTAAGCAACGTATCTGAAAACACATATAGCGCCATGGTTGGCGACTATGTAAACGATGCAAAGGATTTGGTTGAGACTGCGTGGGACTGGTCAGGTCTGCGTACTATGCTAACAATCACGACCGCAGCAGATGACCACACCTATTCACTGACTGGTAGTCGTAATGAAGGCAAGGTGTTTAGGGTTATCAACGACACCTCTAATGCCGAAATGGAATATCAAACGCAGGCATGGTTTGACAACGAGTTCTTTGTCAATACGCCTGTATCTGGGTCGCCTAGATACTTTACGTATAACGGCCTAGACGCCAGTGGTGATACGCAGATTGACGTATATCCAAAGCCTGACGGCGTGTATTCGCTCAAGGTCAAGATGGTAAATAGGAATACAGAGCTAAGTGCAAACTCTGACACCCTTGTTATTCCTAGTAGCCCCGTCATTCACATGACAATAGCCCTGCTTTCTCGTGAAAGAGGCGAGACGGGTGGTACGTCTACAGCAGAGTATTTTGCGATAGCTGATAAGCATTTGTCTGATGCGATTGCGTTAGATGCCCAGAAGCACCCAGAAGAGACAATCTTCTACACACCGTAGGATAGGTTATGGCACAGCCGTTAAGAAGTATTGATCTGGTAGCCCCCGCCTTCCGTGGCATTAACACGGAGGATTCGCCTATTGCGCAGGATACTTCCTTCGCAGAAGTTGCAGATAACGCGATTATCGATCGACAGGGCCGATTGGCTTCTCGTCAGGGCAACAGCGTTATTACGACTAATAAGACGGCGTTGGGTACTGACCATATCCACAATATCCATGAGTTTTACGACAGTGCTGGTAACGAGGTTATCTTCAGTACTGGCAACAACAAGATTATGACCGGCACAACTACGCTGACGGATGTCACTCCCGGCTCATACACGATTACGGCCAATGATTGGAAGATCGTAAACTTTAACGACAAGGCTTACTTTTTCCAAAGAGGTTTTGACCCCTTGGTACATGACAATGCTAATGGCTTAAGGACGTTTAGCGTTGTAAACAGTAGTTCAACAAACGCTACATTTAAGTGTAACGAGGTGCTTGCTGCGTTTGGCAGGCTGTTTATTGCTGGCAATGCTACTAATGACACTATTATCTATTGGTCTGATTTATTGGATGGCACTAAGTTTACAGGCGGATCTAGCGGATCTATTGATGTATCAAAGGCTTGGCCTAACGGCGCAGACAAGATTGTTGCACTAGCTGCACATAACGACTTGCTTATTGTTTTTGGCGAACACAGCATTATTGCTTACTCAGGAGCGAGTAGCCCTGCAAGCATGGCAATCAGCGATACCGTGTCAGGTTTAGGTTGTATAGACAGAAAAACTGTACAGGCTATTGGTACTGATTTGCTGTTCTTGAGCGATGATGGCCTGCGCAGTCTAGGTAGGACAATACAAGAAAAGTCTCTGCCGATTTCTGACCTTAGCCGTAACGTAAAGCAAGACTTGATCGCTAAGTTAGCGGCTAAAACCAGCCCAGCTACTAGCGTATATAGCCCTGAAAACTACTTCTATCTACTAGGCTTGCCTGATAGCAACCTTGTTTACTGCTTTGATCTTAGAGGACGACTAGAGAACGGCTCATTCCGTGTAACCAAGTGGCCTAGTGTTGATTTTAAGAGCTTTGCTAGAGATCGTAATGGTGACATTTACATTGGCACGGTCGACGGTATTGGCACTTATGACGGCTTTGACGACAATAACTCGTCCTACATCTTTCGATATACCAGCCCCGGCCTGACATTTGACGATCCCTCAAAACTTAAGATTCTTAAGAAGATACGACCAACAATTATTGGTGGTAATGATGCAGATATTAT